CCGTTTCGAAGATGCCAGCTTCGTACAGCGTCTTGATCAGCACTAACATCTGAGGGGGCTGCCGCCGAAGCAACTCCTCCGATTGTCAGAGGATTGCCCGCTATTGCTGCGTCGTGTGCAACATCTCCAACAACTTCGTTGGTGTTAGTGCCTGCCGCAAGAGTTACGTTAGGCATAGCAACGATGTCTACTTGAAGCTCGGTGTCGATGGCCGCAGCCAGCTCCGTCAGAGCTGCATGAGACACCGGCTGAGTAACCCCGGACCCGTCTACCGTAACGGTGCCTGTAACTCGGGTAACATCAACATCCAAGCCGTTAGCCGCATCGCCGCCTATCAAAGCCCCAGCAGCAGTTATGACCGTTGCCTGAGCCCCGTTACGAAGGTGCCAGCTATGCACAACATCTTGGTCCGCACTGACTGCTGTCGGGGCTGCGGCAGAGGCTACACCGGCTCCGAGAACTGGATTGCCGGCTATGGCCGCGTCGTGCGCAACGCCTCCCCCCACCGGATAGGGGTTCGTTACACTGACAATAGTAAAGGTGCCGTCTGCCCCATACATCAACTTGTTGTACGGAACATGCCCTCCACCGCCAACATCCTCGTCAGTACGAAAGGCGGAACCTGCGCTTACGACTAGCTCGGCGGTTACGTTGTCGGCCATTTTATGTCACCGTCCTATCGGCCATGTGTCGTGTCCTTCATGAACTCTTTGTTGTGCATCCACCACAGGTGCAGTTCGCTCTCTGTGGGAGTAGAATTATGACCGCCCGACAACCTATACCTGTCGTCGGCGTAGTGAAATTCGATTCGAGGAATTCGAGCTTTGACTGTTTCGTCTTTGTACATATCGTTCACAAAGCGCAGACACAGGTTTTTCGAGACTTCGGCCCAATAGGAATCGGTCCAGTCTTTGTCAGGAAACAATAGGGGAAACAGGTAGTTGACGTTGATTTGGAGACAGGTCGGATTACCGTAGTCCCAGAAAAGCCAGTAGGGGTATACGTTGAGCAGATACAGCCTGCCCCACGGATACTTGACAGGCACGACAAACCGACCCCTGCGGTCCTTGGGCGGGAGTTCCCGGCCTACTCTCGTTGCTTTTCGATGGAGAACAGCAGGATGCGCAGTGACCGGCTCTAGTTTCTTCGAAACGAGAAACCCGAGGTGCTTCCAGAGCTTCTTCGGGTAGCTGAGCCAGCGGCTACTTATCCCCACGGCGCTTCCTTTTTAGCTTCGGAGGAAAACTCGAAATGCCGCCCGTTGCAACCACTGCCGCTGCTGCTGCCATTGACGGCCAAAAGAAGTACAGATGAGTCGTCACGACCGAGGCAGCTTACGCAGATTCATCCTTATGGTGTAGGAATCTGTTGGCACCGTTACCGCTGGAGTGACAATCAAGACATTGTATACGGGAGTATCGCCGGTCGTATCAGAGATACCGCCCACATCTCGGAAGTCAAAATAACCCTGTCCTTCCGATAGCTCAAGAGCCACCACGTCAGTTGCGTGGTCAAACACAATCTGCACCCCGTCGTAGCCCTGAATGTCGTACCACACCTCTAGGATGGAGGCTCGCCCAGTTCCGGTTTTTCCATCCGGACCCAGCAACGCAGCGGCATCAAAGAAGATTTCAGTAGCCAGCGTATCCTCACGGCCCGTTACCGTGCGGGAATACTTCGTCAGGCCGTCAATATGAACTTGAGAAAAATCAAATGCCATTGGCTGTTCCTTAAGAGCCGGGAGGGGCGCAGGCCCCTCCCTGCCTTCGCTTTTACAAATTACGCGTTATTGTAAGCAGTACCGCCGCCCACAATACCAAAGCTGTCGGCCTCGCCAGCCACGTAGCACTCAAAGATATGAGCCCCCGTAGCATCGAAACCAGCCGTTATGGCCCCAGCAATATCCAGCGAACTGAAATTGCATTTCTCAATGACTCCGGAATTTGCCGCTCCGTTGAAATCGAGAAACAAAGCACCGTCTACGTTAGATCTGAACGCACAGTTCTTAATCCACATGTTGGTGGTGTTGCCGCTCGTCGCAATCAGACCCGTAACAACGGTCTGCGCTGCATCGACGGAAAACAGACAATCCGCCACATAAAAACCCGCATGCGCCACCCCGTTGATATGCGAGGTGTTCGCGATATCATTGGTGATAAACTTACAAGCTCGGAAAGAGATGTCATCAGCTCCTGTTGCTAGGTCAACTGCAATCGCGTAGTTAAGGTCGGTTCCTGCTTCCGTGAAATAGCAGTTTTCAAACGAAAGACCATCTACCCCAGAAATATCCAGCCCGATTGTTACGTCGGCAAAGTTGGCCTCCCACTGAATGTTGCTAAAGCTACAGTTAGCCGCAGAAATTACATGCGTCGCCGTTGCGACGGTCGTAAAGCTGATCTTAGGACGCAGAGTGCCGGCACCTAGTCCGACAGTTGCGACTCCGGCAACATCACTGGTAATCCCAGAAGCAGCCGTGATGTTCTCCGCATGCCCCGGCATAAGCGCAAGGATGTCGCCCCGGCTAGCCTTGCACTGGCCGATAGCGTAGTCCCATGTACGAAACGGACGAAGATAGGAACCGTCATTGCTGTTCGAGCCGGCAATACCTTTTTCAGGCAGCACAGACGTGTTATTTACCCAGAAGACTTTTCCAGGATGAAGTTGAGTGATCGGAAGTCCCCGAATCGTGACTCCCGCTGCAAAACCATTCGGATACGTGGAACTCATAGCGAACCTCCATTATGTGAAATAGAAAGGTAGGGGGAAGCTATGAGACTTCCCCCTAACAGTTACATTACGCGCCGGCAGTGCCGTACACGCCTCGAGGATCGGTCCATCCGTAGGACACGCGCTCCGTCGCCTTGAACTTCGCGTTCTCGGTATCGAAGTCGTTATCCACACCGAACTCCATCTTACGCCTGACCCACCGCTTCGTACCGTGCTTAACGTTGGTTCGAATGAACCACGCATTGGTGTCGGTAAGATAGTGGTTGACCACGATACCCTTCGGGAAGTACCCTAGAGAATCGAGCGCGTTGAGATCGTTATCGGAACTACCCACCCGCTTGGTGCTGTACAAGATACGCTGCGCATCAAACGTAAGCTCGGTCGGTATAATGAGACTCTGCGGCATGACGGAAATTGCTCGTCCCCGATCATTCGTAAAGTTCATGATATCGATACAAGCCTGCTCAAGCGCAGATTCAGACAGATTAGCAGCCGTAGTCAACGTATTGGACCAAGTACCGCCAGAGAAGTTGGAGTGATTCGTCACGCACATAAACGAACCGTCGCCGCCCGTGCCGGAAGTAAAGGCATTGTTGTAAATATTAGCCGCCAACACTTCCTGGCCCTGTCGCATGACGAAGGCCAGACCCTTGCTACGTCGCTGCCCGACCATATTGTACTGATCGTCCTCGACAAGCTCTCGGGTGATGATGAACCCAGTTCCGTAGACGGTGTGGGTATAGCGGGTAATGAACGCCTGCGACTCAGTCTGGTAGGTGATAGACTCGCCCTCAGCCTTAGTGCCTGGCAACCCAAACCCGGTAGTTCCTACATCCTCTTCAAACTGCTTCGTGGAAGTAAATTCATCAAACAGAGCAGGATACTCGGGCTTCCACTCGTTGTATTCTGCTCCATACCACGTATTGATTCCGGGCCAAAGGGCCTTCGCAAATGCCGAACTGGTAATAGCCATTTGTCATATCTCCCTTAGACACCAGCCACAGACGCATCAAAGATGTTCTCGTTGGAGGTAACAATCCACTGAGTTGCCAACGCCACGTTGGTAGCAACGCCTACGGCATTGCCTACGATATCCGCCAACGCAAAAATCTTGAAATTCAGCCCCGTACCCAGATCGCTAGAATCAAGCGCGTGGTTGGATCTTCCAGTCGTGGTGCTACCAGCAACAGGATTAAAATCCAACGTTGCCCCAACAGCCGCTGCCGTGAGAGTACTACCAATGCCGTCCTCTTCCACTTGGAAAAGTACATCCGAGGTCATCATACACACGTAGACAGTACCGGCAGTTAACGCCGGTAAATAACCCGGATGCTCTGTAGCCGCAACTGCCCTATTGACCTTCACACCAACTACTGCGCCCAAAATAACAGTGTTATTGGCCGCAATGCCGGGGGCAATGTTTCCATCCGCTTCGCGGATGACTACATCGCCAATAAAAACAGCAGTTGCGTTTCCAGAATCCACCGGAAGTGCGCGAACTTGTGCAGACCACGGAGCCCCGCTCAAAGTACCTACTGGTCTCAATCCACCAGACATGATTAAACTCCTTAATCAACTTACGAGGAAGTTATTTTTAATCCCCCGTATCGCCCATCATCGTTCGTCGGACTTTTTTGCTTCGTCATAAGAGCAATCAGTTCCGCCGATTTCCTAGTTTTGGCTTGTTGATCTTGCTCGTACCAGTCACGTTTGATTCTCATCAGGTACAGCCACCCTCCCGAGTGTCTGCCTGCTGAGACTCTAACTACACTGCCTATGTCGTTGTTTTTCGACTTATAGACGTGTTGCTGGCCCACTATGTGGCCTTCCGCAGGTGCAAACTCGTATCCGCCATGAACAAATCGCAATATCTTGCTGCCTTCCTCTGTGTCATCATCTACCCATCGGTAGACATAATCGGGATC